ACATATTTTGCCAAGGGTAAATATGCTATAGCAACCCTAACCAAGGACGGAACATCCGTAGCATAACATGGCCACATACAAAGGATTTAACACTCAGGACGAATATCACAAGTTCAGAACTACAGATTTTGAGCTTATTAAGCGCGATTTGTTGAATCATTTCAACATCAGATATGGCGAAAAACTCATGAAGCCTACATTTGGCTGTGGTATCTGGAACTATTTGTTTGATCCATTTACTAACGATGTTACTGATAGCATAGTAAAAGAAGTAAAAGATATCATAGATTATGACCCCAGAGTTAATGCTGATAATATCATAGTAGTGGGTTATGAGCATGGCATTCAGGTAGAGATTGATATTAGTTTAGTAAACACCAATCAGACTAGCAAAATGATATTTCAGTTTGATAAAAACATTGGTGCTGCCATGGCCCTAAGCCTTTAAAGTACCATATATTCGCAACCATAAATACTAGAAATACATAAACCATGGCAGAAATCACTAGACAACAAAACTTATTAGTAGCCGAAGACTGGAAAAAAGTATACCAGAGCTTCCGAAACGCTGACTTCCAGGCCTACGATTACGAGACCCTGCGTAAGGCCATGATTGATTACCTCAGAACCTATTATCCTGAGGACTTCAACGACTTTATAGAATCTAGCGAATACATTGCCCTTATTGACCTCATTGCGTTCCTGGGTCAGAGTTTAGCATTCAGAGCAGACCTAAATGCTCGTGAAAACTACATTGATACAGCAGAGCGCCGTGATAGTATTTTGCGCCTGGCAAGACTAATTAGTTACAATGCTAAACGCAATAAGACCGCATCAGGTTTTTTAAAGTTTGAAAGTGTTAGCACAACTGAAAGTATTACAGATTCCGAAGGTATTAATTTAGCTAATCGTGTAATTAACTGGAACGATACTACCAATCCAAATTGGTCTGAACAGTTTATTACTGTATTAAATGCAAGTATGGTAAAAGGACAGCGCACCGGTAAGCCTGGTAACAGTACCACAATCAACGGCATTAAGAATGACGAATACAAGATAAACCTAAGTGGCAGTACCAACAATGTATTCCCATTCCAAGCGCAAGTACAAGGCAGCAATGTAAACTTTGAAGTAGTAGGCGCAACTACCCAAAATCAAACTTATGTTTACGAAGTGGCGCCCAATACTTCTGGTACCTTTAACATGCTATATCGCAATGACAATCAGGGCAATGCTAGCAATGACACTGGTTGGTTCTTGTTCTTTAAACAAGGTACTCGTAAAGCTCTTACATTAAACCTAGCAGAGAGTTTAGTAAATCGTGTTGTTAGTGTAAACGAAGACAACATCAACGACTCAGATGTTTGGGTCTACAAGATTGACAACAATGGATTAGTCAACGAAACCTGGACAGAGGTTCCTAGTGTAGGTGCAAGTAATGTTGCCTATAACAAGTTAAGCCAGACTAACCGCAAACTATACGAAATAAACACCAGACTAAACGATCAGATTGACCTAGTCTTTGGTGATGGTGTGTTTGCTGAAATCCCTCAGGGTAATTTCAGAGTCTATTACAGAACAAGCAACAACCTTACATACAAAATTACACCTGATGAAATAACAAACATCAGCTTTAGTTTCCCATACCAGAACAAAAACAACCGCACAGAAACACTCACTGTGGTTGCTAGTCTAAAGTATACAGTAGCCAATGGTATGGCTCGTGAAACCATTAACGAAATTAAAACTCGCGCTCCACAACAGTACTATACACAAAACCGTATGGTTAACGGTGAAGACTACAACATTGTACCATTCACCCAGTTTAGCAACATCCTAAAAGCCAAAGCTGTTAACCGTACTAGTTCAGGTATAAGTCGTTATCTGGATGTTCTGGATACTACTGGAAAATACAGTAGTACCAACATATTCTGTCAGGATGGTATTATTTACAATGCTATTGATACTAAGAGCTTTGATTTTGAATGGACAACAACCTCAGATATTCAACAAATCATAGAAGGTGATCTCACAGACATCTTGTATAGTAAACAAATGTTGCACTTTTACTATGCTTACATTCAGAGATATGTGCCATCTAGCGATACTTTTTACAGTCAAGCTACCACAGAATCAAATAAGTCTACTGGTAGTTTTAACACCCTTATAGATGGGACTGGAGCGTCTTATACCATAGGTGAACTAGCATCAGATGCTAATTTAAAAAATATCAAAGTGGGCAGTTTGGTAAAGTTCTGGGCCGGCTCAGGAAAATATTTTGATAATAATCGTCAGATACAGACTGGTACTGTATCCTTGGAAGGCGAAACAGAGTACATTTATAGCACCGTTTTAAGTATTGACGGTGACGGGGTGTATGACCAAACTGAATTACAAGTTTATGGTGTTGGTCCAGTAGTATTGAATGACATAATTCCTACTGGGGCAAAAGTTGTTCAAATTATTCCAGCATACACAAACAGTTTAGCAAGTAGTGTAAGACAAACTATCACAACCAAAATTCGTGAGTATAAAGATTTTGGTCTGGGATATGATCAAGTTAATTTAATTTGGTATGTAATTAACGCTGAAGATTTAGACACAGTATCAGATTACAGCCAAACTTATGCACAAGATACTAGCACTTCCAATCTAGATGCCAGCTGGCTAATTAGATTTGAAACAGACGGAAACATTTATACTGTTTATTACAAAACTCTAGATTATTATTTCGAATCAGAATTAGAAACAAGATTTTACTTTGACAAAAATCAAAGAATTTATGATCCTAGCTCAGGTTATGTAATTACCGACACCATTAATGTTTTAAGATTTAATACTAAGCCAGATACATCTACTGCATTTAATACAGTTGTTCCTTTAAAAATTTATGACAATGTTGTAGAAGATGACGGTTACGAAAACAACAAAAAAATTCGCATAACATACAATGATTTTGATGATGATGGCATACCTGACAATCCTGATTTTTTTACTGAGGTTGTAGCCCCTACGGTTAATCCAACTACAAAACGAGTATATTACGAAATTACTGACGCAGGCAATATACCATTACCTACTGGCACTATTGTAACTGTTTATACTACTTACAATGACATTAATTTGAAAAAAGACAAATATGTAGATGGTACAGTATTCTATGCTGAAACTGATGCTAAGTTCTACATCTTAACTGTGGACGGTAGTTTACGCACTATAGAAGAAACAGACAATTATACCTACGAAATTGGTCGTCAGGACATATATTTCCAATACAGACACAACAGTCCAAACAATCGTCGTATAGATCCAAGTCCTAACAATATTATTGATTTGTACTTGTTAACCAAGAACTATGATACTGATTACAGAGCCTGGTTAGCAGATACTACAGGCAAAGTAGAAAAACCTACAGAAGCAACTTCTGAAGAGCTTCGTTTAGAATTTCAAGATTTAGAAAATTACAAAATGATTTCAGATACTATCATTTTTAACAATGTGCGTTTTAAGCCATTGTTTGGTACCAAGGCTGATATAGAATTTCAGGCTAAATTTAAAATTGTAAAGTCAGAAGGCACCATGTTAAGCGACACAGAAATTAAGCTCAGAGCAGTTACAGCTTTGAATAATTATTTTAGTAATGAAAACTGGGACTTTGGTGAAACATTCTATTATACTGAACTTAGTGCATACATGCACAAAATTTTAGCAGGTGCAGTTAGCAGTATTGTATTAGTACCAAAAGATTCCAGCAAGACATTTGGAAGTTTATTCCAGGTCAATGCAGAACCAGATCAGATTTTCGTTAATGCAGCAACAGTAAATGATGTTGAAATTATTGCAGCAATAACACCCAAGCAACTAAACCAGGCGTAAGATGGCAACCAGAACAATAACATTTTTACCACAAGTATTTCAGACCGACGCTAATCGTAAGTTTTTAAATGCTACTCTGGATCAGTTAGTAACCAATCCTAAATTTAAAAAGTTAAATGGATTTATAGGTCGCAAAACAAGTCCAGCATTTAAGCCTACAGATAATTATCTGCCTGAAATTACTACTCGTAAACAAAATTATCAACTAGAACCAAGTGTTGTAGTAGATTCAGATTCGGAATATTTTGTTGCCAACTATGCAGATATTTTAGACAGTATAACCTATCATGGTGGTAATGTAACCAACCAAGATAGAGTTTTTAAAGATACAAACTACACATTCTCAGGCCTATTCGATTATGACAAGTTTGCTAACTATGGAGAGTATTATTGGTTAAGCAATGGACCTGACAGTGTTGATGTAACTGCGAGTTTGGTTTCTACCTCAGACAATCTTAGCGTAAGTAGAAATGTATTAGACCAGGCTTATAATGTTAGTGATTACTCTGTTCAAAATCCTGTATTAATTTTAGCTCGAGGCGGCACTTACACATTCCAAGTTAATCAATCTGGTTTTCCTTTTTACATTCAGGCCCAGGCTGGTACTAGCGGAGGATATGATTTCCAACCTAACATTAGCACAAGAGAAGTATTTGGAGTAGAAAATAATGGTACAGATGTAGGCACTGTAACTTTTAATGTACCATTAATTACAGCTCAGGATTGGCAATTAGAGTTACCAGTTTATACTTCTGTGGATTATGCTACAGACTTTAATATTAGTGAAATTGCAAATAAGCCTTTATCATATGTTCAGAAAATTTTAAATGGTGTTGATGGTGTTGCTGACATAGACAATAAAACTTTAGTGTTTGCACACAACCAAACTGCTGACGCTAGCTGGCAAGAACTTGGCATTTATGAAGACTACAATGAAAATTATGATGGTCCAGGAGGCTATGACCCAGGTGTACTAATATCAGGTAATAATAGATCTGGTATTTTTAAAATGTATGTAGACGAAAACTACGCTATACCCATAGTAAAAATTAACCAAATTGATACTGTTGCAGATGAATACAAAGTCAAAGTATTGGGTGGAGACAAGTACGGCTATAGAGAATTTTACAAAGAAACAGGAGTTGATGGTCTACAATTATTACCACCTGTTACTGCTACCCTAGACACCTTGTATTATCAAGATGCCACAACTGATACTATGGTTGGCACTATTAAACTTATTGATGTACAAAGCAATACTCCTATTAATGTTGAATTAGACATATTAGGCAAAAAAACCTATACCAGCGTCAATAATGTAGTTTTTACTAATGGCCTAAAGGTAAGATTTGATACTACCGTTACACCTGTAAAATATCAAAATAATGAATATTATGTAGAAGGCGTTGGAGATGCTATTCGTTTAGTAAGTGTTTTAGAGCTAGTTACTATTGAAAGCTATATTAATCCTACTACAACTAATTGGGATAATGTTGGCTGGGATTCTGAAGGCTGGGAAGCCACCCTTGGGGGTCCAACTGAACTAGATTACATCACCATTAACAGAGCAAGCATTGATCAAAATGCCTGGAGTAGAAGTAATCGTTGGTTCCATTCAGATGTAATTAGTGCTACTGCAAATTACAATAACGCTACTGTGATATTAGATCAAAACCTCAGAGCTAAGAGACCTATTTTAGAGTTCAATTACGATTTACAATTACTCAACCACGGTAGAGTGCCAAAAACTGCAATATCTCTAATTGATTTTGTATGTACAGATGCATTTAGTTTGATAGAAGGAACTACTGGCGCCCAAATAGACGGCGTTGATTTACAAAATGGTGACCGTGTAATTTTTGCTGCTGATACAGATCCTGATGTTAGAAACAAAATTTATAAAGTAAACTTGGTTGATCCTACAGGCGACCTAAGTAGCATAGAACACCTTACCCTGGAAGAAGATGGGGCAGTTTCTGAATATGAATCAGTTTTAGTATATTATGGAAATACCTACGGCCAAAAAACATATTGGTATAATGGCACATCCTGGATACTAAGCCAACAAAAAACAGGCGTAAATCAAACACCATTTTTTGATATATTTGACGATGCTGGTATTAGTTATTCTGATACTAACAAATATCCAAGCACTACTTTTGCTGGAACAAAATTGTTTAGTTACAAAATTGGTACTGGCAAAAGAGATCCATATTTAGACTTTGCTTTCTACTATAAGAATTTGCAAAACATAGGCGATGTTACATTTGAAAACAATTTTGATTTAGACACTTTTAACTATACACTGGACGAGACAACCACAACTCTGGCCATTAATAACGGATCACTTAACAAAATTAACAGTTTAACTTCTGTTGATGGTGTAACACCTTGGATTAAATCTTTAGAAAACAGCAAACAATATCAGTTATTACAGTACATAGTAACCGATGCAACTCAAACAGATTATTATTTGGGGTATGCTGGCGAACCAAATCTGCTAGTTAACAACCTGTTGATTTACAAGAATAGTCAGGCTATTCCTAATATCGAATACAGTATTATTAAAATAAACGGAAAAACTTATGTAAGATTTAACCTTACACAGTTGGCTGTTAACGATAGACTAGACATTAAAATTTACGGCAATTTTGTGTTAAAGGATTATTTTTATCAGGTACCACAAAACTTAGAAATTAATCCAGCTAATGAAAACTTTACACTACTGACTCTGGGACAACTTCGCCGTCACATACAAGATGTGTTCGAAAAGAGTAAAGAAACTACCAATGTATTTCCAGGCCCAAGCAATTTAAGAGACATACCTCTTATTAAAGACCGAGGCGGTGTAATATTACAACATTCTGGTAGCATGATGAGTGCAGGACTATTTCTATGCCATCCTGAACTGAACTTCATGGCCGCCATTGAATTAGCAGCCCGAGAATATCAAAAGTTTAAAAATAAGATCGTAGATCGTGCTATTACTTTACCTGAGATTAATTATTCAGATATCCCTGGCAGTCTAGATGCCATTCTTACAGATATAAATCTTGTAAAAAATTCAGACTTCCCCTGGTATTACTCAGATATGTTGGCCTACGGAACAGACAGTCTGGCCAATAGCCAAGAAATAGTTATAGAAGATGATGCCAGAGACATTTACAATCTGGACACTATTTTTAATCTGGATGATTTAACTCGCAGAAGCGTTCTGGTATATCTGAACGGAGAACAACTTGTTTATGGTCAGGACTATACTTTTTTAACAACTAGACCAGCCATAAGTTTAACTGACACATTGCTTCGTAGTGTAGATGATGTATTACTCATAAAAGAATATTCAACAACTAACGGATCCTGGGTTCCAGAAACACCAACTAAATTAGGAATGTATCCAGCGTTCAAACCCATCAAGTATCTGGATGATACTTTTGTGGATCCAATCTATGTGATTCAGGGACATGATGGTAGCATTACTCCTGCCTTTGGTGATTTCAGAGACGACATTCTGTTAGAATTTGAAAAGCGTGTTTACAACAATTTGAAATCTAATTTTACTTTAGACAAAGTAAACATTTACGATGTCCGACCAGGAAAATTTAGAAATACCAATTATTCACTTTCTGAGTATAATAACATCTTAGGTAAGAGTTTTGGTAAGTGGGCAGGAAGTCATCAAATAAATTATTCAGAAACTACT